CCCGCTTCTGTTGCGAGGGGCCGTTTTATTCCAAGCGTTTTCCATGTTGCTAACCGCTCGCAGGTTCTCCCATCTGTTATCCGCGCGGTTGCGGTTAATGTGGTCGATCTGTTCTGGCGGCCAACTTCCGGTCATATACAGCCATGCCAACCTGTGCGCCAAATGCAGCGTGTCGTCGATGCGGATGATGATGTAGCCGTTGCGCATTCGGCATCCGGCTTTATCTCCCAAACGGCACCGCCGCCGCGTTTTTGCCCAAGTAAATTCGCCGGTTTCAGGATGGTAACACGCAAGTTCTTTAAGCCGTTCTGGTGTCAAACTCATCTATTGGTTCCTTTGCATAGCACAGTTAATATTAACTGTGTTGTTGGGGAAGGTCAAGCATAATGCAGACGCCGATCCTCGGGTCTAGCTACGTCGCCCGCAGCGTCAACGCTGCGGACAGCCGTATGGTCAACCTGTTCCCCGAGGTCGTGCCGGAAGGCGGCAAGCAGCCCGCCTTCCTCAACCGCGCGCCGGGGCTGCGCAAGCTGGCCACCGTTGGCCCCGGGCCTGTTCGCGGCTTGTGGTCACCTCAGATCACGGGTTCTGACGGCTACGTTGTGTCCGGCGACGGACTGTACAAGATCGACACGTCCTACAACGCGACGTTCCTTGGCACCATCAACGGCACCGGCCCCGTGTCCATTGCCGACAACGGCACGCAGATCTTCATTGCTGCCAACCCGGACGGTTACATCTACAATATAAGCACCGGCGCGTTCGCGCCGATTGGCGACCCGGACTTTCCCGGCGCGTCCACGGTCGGCTACCTCGACGGCTACTTCGTGTTCAACGAGCCAAACAGCCAGAAGATTTGGGTGACAAGCCTGCTGGACGGCACCAGCGTTGATCCGTTGGATTTTGCCAGCGCCGAGGGCGCCCCGGACCAGTTGATCTCGGTCAACGTTGACCACCGCGAGGCGTGGCTGTTCGGCACGGGCACGACTGAGGTCTGGTACAACGCTGGCACGGCTGACTTCCCGCTCCAGCGCATCCAGGGCGCGTTCAACGAGTTGGGCTGCGCTGCGGTCTACTCGGTCGCCAAACTGGACAATACGCTGTTCTGGCTGGGCGCCGACGCCCGCGGCCGGGGCATCGTCTATCAGGCCAACGGCTACCGCGGTGAACGCATATCTACCCATGCGGTTGAGTTCGCCATCCAGAGCTACAGCACGATCTCGGACGCCGTGGCATATTCCTACCAGCAGGAAGGTCACAAGTTCTACGTCCTGACGTTCCCGACCGCCAACGCAACATGGGTCTACGACACAATCACGGGCGCATGGCACGAACGGGCGGGGCTGACCAACGGCGTGTTCACGCGGCACAGGTCGAACTGCCAGATGAACTTCAACAACCAGACCATCGTGGGCGACTACGAGAACGGCAACATTTACGCTTTCGACCTCAACGTGTACGCCGACGACGACCAGCCACAGAAGTGGTTGAGGTCGTGGCGCGCGCTGCCAACGGGCACCAACAACCTGCGCCGCACGGCGCACCATACGCTACAACTTGATTGCGAAAGCGGTGCGGGGTATGTAGACCCAGCATTGGCCTTGCAGCCTGAATACACAAGCCCGGCGCAACAGCTATTGGACGGCTCTGCGGGCATGGCTATTGATTTTTTGTCGAATACCGCCTACATCGCTTTTACAGCACCGGTACCGTATGAAACACCCGTTCCTCAAGCCATGCTGCGCTGGTCGGACGACGGCGGTCACACCTGGTCGCGTGAGCACTGGACCAGCCTTGGCGCCATCGGGCGCTATGGTACGCGCGTCTTCTGGCGGCGGCTTGGCATGACGCTGAAGCTGCGCGACCGTGTCTACGAGGTATCGGGCACCGACCCGACCAAGATTGTCATCATGGGTGCGGAGCTGATCCTCGATGGCACTTCTTCCTAACGCCAGCCAGATACCCGCCCAGCGCGTGGCGATTAACGAGCGTTCGCGGGTAGGTGCGTCCCCCGGGCGTAACGCCGACCCTCCGCCTCCGCCGGTTTTTGTTGCGCGGGAATGGTATCGGTTCTTCGACACGATCCACACCTACCTGCCAACCCCGACGGTTTTCACCCCTGTTTTCACCCCGGTCATCAACGTCACCACGGTGTCGGCGGGGGCAAGTTTTGCCAACCAGATGGGCACGGTCATTGCGCTGACAGGCACGTTTACGCTTGACCCCGTCGCGGCGGGCGACACCATGTTCCAGATGACGCCGCCGATTTTGGATGACCTGTCCTTGTCTACGGCTGCGGGCACATTCGTCACCACCGCCAGCGGCGTCACCGCAGTGGGCTCCGTTATCGCCGCTGGACCCCTGCTGGAGTTTCGTCTTAACGCGCCATCGGGCGCGGCGGCTACCTACGCCTACAACGTCAACTACCAGATTGCCTGACAACCCGATTTACGCTAGGTTCGCACCATGACCGTCAACCTGTCTCCTTTCGCCAACCCCGGCGCGCAGTTCTTCGACGACAACGGCGACCCGCTGTCGGGCGGCAAGATATTCACCTACGCGGCAGGCACGACCACGCCCAAGGCGACGTATACCGATTTCACGGGCAATACGGCGCACGCCAACCCGATCATCCTTGACGCGGCGGGCCGCCCGCCGTCCGAGGTCTGGCTGACCTACGGGGACTCCTACAAGTTCATCCTCAAGGACAGCAACGACACGCTGGTCGGCACGTTCGACAACATCGACGGCATTCCGCCCGTCAACACCAACCTGGTCCGGCTGTACGGCTCGACCTCGGGCTACGTTGAGCTGCGGGCACCCGCGGTTGCGGGGGCCAACACCGTCACCTTCCCGGCGGCCACCGGCACGGTCGCGCTGACGAGCAACCCGACCTTCACGGGCACCACGGCGGTCGCCGCACTGACGGCGTCCGAGAACATCACCGGGTCCAAGACGATCAGCGGACGCCTGCTGGCGGCATCGCAGACCGTGACCGTCGATCAGTACATCTACATGAGCGGCACGGGGCAGATGAAGCTGCCCGTTGGCTCTACGGCCCAGCGCGCGGGCGCGTTCAGCGGCACGGGCCAGATCAGCAGCACGACGCTGACCATCACCAACGTCGTCAGCGGCACGCTCTACATCGGCGCGACGATCACTGGCACGGGCGTCACGGCTGGCACTCGCGTCACCGACTTCCTGACCGGATCGGGCGGCATTGGCACCTACACCGTCAGCGTCCCGCAGACGGTCACCGCAGGCACGTCGATCACGGACGCACCCGTCACAGGCATGATCCGCTACAACAGCACGAACAGCGCCTTCGAGGGCTACGGCGCGTCTGGTTGGGCGGGCATCGGCGGCGGTGCCACGGGTGCTGGCGGCGACGAGGTGTTCATCCTCAACAGCCAGGTTGTCACGACGTCCTACGCCATCCCATCCGGCAAAAACGCCTCATCCACCGGCCCGCTGACGATCAACGGCAGCGTCACCATCACCATCCCATCCGGCTCGCGCTGGGTGATCCTGTAACGGAGCGACCATGTCCCAACTGACCCTTACCAGCGACCCGCTCGGCAGCGCAACGACCGGCACGTTCGAGTTTGAGAACCCCGCCTTCTTCATGACGGGCGCAACATCCCAGCGCGGCGCAGTGCTGGTCGATCAGTATATCCTGCTGCAAGCGACCAACACGCTGACCAGCCAGACCGCAGCGCAGGCACTGTTCGACGTAACGGGCAGCGGTCAGGTCACGCTGGTAGCAGGCACTTACGAGTTCGAGTGTCAGTTCTCGCTGTCCAGCATGAGCGGGTCTTCCGGTTCGTTTGGCTTCGCGCTGGGCGGCGGGGCTACGTTCACGCAGTACTGGTGGTCGCTTGCCAACAAGGCCACGCTGGCAACCGCCGCCAACGGTCAGGTGACGTACAATACTGCGGCTAACACAACCATCGCTACAGCCTCAACGGCGACCGTTGCCTTCGCCCGCGTTCACGGCGTCGTGATCGTCACGGTCGGCGGCACGCTCATTCCGCAGGTGTCGCTCGGCGTTGCTGCGGCCGCCGTCGTCGGCATCGGCTCCTTCTTCAAGATCCGCGCGCTTGGCGGGGCAGCGGCGACCAGCAGCGGCAACTGGAGCTAACCCATGACCATCACCATCGACGGCGGCGCAGGCATCACGTTTCCCGACGCGGTTCAGCAAACCAACGGCATGACCATGACGGGCGGCACGCCGCTCTACTATGCAGCGCGGGCGTGGGTGAACTTCAATGGCACAGGCACGGTGGCTATCCGTGCAGCGGTCAATGTCAGCAGCATCACTGACAATGGCACCGGGGACTACACAATAAACTTTACGACGGCCATGCCGGACGTAAATTACGCAGCGGTTGTAGTTGGGCAACAAAACGATGGCGGCGGAACAAACCAGACCACTCAGTTGTTTGACGGCGGCGCCTATTCTACGACGCAATTTGAAGTTTTAGGGCAAAGCAGTAACGGCTCCAACGTAGACTCGTCCATCGTTTGTGCCGTAGTATTCAGGTGAGCGGAATGGATCATCGCATCATATACCCCCGTAACGGCGGCGTCGCCATCATCGTCCCGGCTGCTGGCTGCGGGCTGACGCTGGAACAGATTGCGGCCAAGGACGTGCCTGCGGGTGTCCCGTACAAGATCGTGCACGTCAACGACATCCCGTCCGACAGGACGTTCCGCGACGCCTGGGAGTACACCTCGTGATCCGTATCAACCTTGACAAGGCCAAGGCCATCGCTCACGACAAGCGTCGTGCGGTCAGGGCTGCCGAGTTCGCGCCGCTCGACATTGAGGCCACCATC